TTATCGCAAGAGAGGCGCGGATCGCCTTAGTAGTCGTTCCGGCGCTATCTCCTGTATTTTGCCAAATAAAGTTCATCCCACCACGAGCAAGAACATAACCCGCTGCAATACATGAGTATAGATCGCGGGATAATGGTGCATAAGTAGTAGTAGCTGCTTGATACAATGTACCACCACAACCAAAAGGATCTATCTGTAACGATTTAATGTTACCAGAAGAACCCAAGTATAAGCGAGAATGTCTTAGCAAGATCTGCTTAAGACTCGTTATTTTCTCGCCAATACAAAACTGTTCGCATACGAAAGGGTCGTGTGAAATTCGGGCATTCCCGATATTAACAATATCACTTTCTCCTTCCATATCATCGATTTCTTTGATTTGTGGGGTAAATGAGGTGTCGAGCATGGGTGTTGGTGCGAAATCCCTAAGACCAGCGTACTCTACGTTATCACCACCAGATATTTCTATTAGGATAGTAATGTTCGAAGACACGCTAGACGGCGCATTAAGAGGTGTCAAAACCGTTAAATAAACAGTTCCAAAGAAAGCGTTAGTAGGGATCCACGGAGTCAACCTACAATAGGGTAACCTTACATGGAACTCTGATTTCTCTGAAATGTCAATAACTTCTGTATGCACATAACTTGCTTTGGACGTAGTCATTGTCAGAGGAATATTTGACGATGGATCAAAAGCCAACATCAATTTCCCCGTGTGGAACTGAGTCTTCACAAACTTAAGGTGCAATACAATGTCACCTCGAAAATAACCAAACAGATTGCCAACCCACGTAAGTGGGGGGGCGGTCATACAGGTATTTCCACCAATGGTGTAAGTATTGAACTCACTAGTAGGCGTGAAAGACCGCGCCCACAAGCTCGTGTCAACAGCATCAGTATTTGCCCAAGTTATTGAACGGAAAAATGCTGCGCGTTGCGTGATATATCTAATAGATAACTCATCGATGTCGTTCCCGGCGAATCCGGGTAACACATCGACTTTGTTACGCGCGCTAAGACCCAGAGAAACATGGGTATTAATTCCATCAAAATTTAGAGCATTACTGTACTGGACGTTTGCTACAATTTTA